CTGACGGAAATAGTGATGTTGCTATCAATGGTGTGAAAGAGACCGACGATTTCCCGACATCTGGACGTTTGTTTACAGTATCGGAGGTAGAGGTGAAAACTAGCGATATGTCTACTCCCAGCGATTTAACCGGTTTGGTGTCATTTAGCAATAAAGGTAAAATAATAACCGGGTATATAAAGCAGATGTCATTGAATGTCGCAAAGGAGAAGGCCGCTACATATACGCTGATCGTAAAAGAAGTGAAGAGTTAGAACAATAAGAGGATTGTTAAAGTGCCTTCTGTTGCTTATATGCAATAAAAAGGAAAATCTTTTGCTATTTTTGAGATTATTGGTATATTTGCAGTGAAGTGTCATGTGGCACTGTTACCCACTTAAGAACGAAAAGACCGTATGATTAAAATAGGAGACATCTGTCCATTGTTCTTTAATCCTATAAAGAATAAATTCCAACAGGACATAGACTATATTCAACGTTTTCATACTAATGATAACGTTCTGATTCAAATCTTTTCAAATGATTCTTCCCATACTGTAAGGGCATATCTTAGAAATTTGATAGTCGGGACTCAAAGTAGTATCAGCCTATTAGAATATGAAGTCAATGATAGTACTAAGATGTACTATTCTAATATAACCGGGTTATCGGATTCGGTTTACAAAATAGAAGTTGTGGATGCATCCGGAGATTTCTATGTCTTAAGCGAGCCTTTTGCCGTTTGCTCTGATAGCCTGATGCTTGAAGAAACATCTCTTATTTCTTACTCTCATAAGGATAATAATTCTCCGTTTGATAACATTTTCTGGATCGATGATGCACAACAGGTATTTAATTTCAGGCTGGAAGCCGGTTTTAAACCGGGAGGATTTTCGCCTAAGATAGAAAATGAGCAATTTAGAAACCAGAAGCAAGAGATAATAGAATTGTACTCTATTCCTTATGATGCCTTTTCCTTGACATGCGGAAATGCATCCGGTATCCCCTATTGGTTCGCGCAGTTTATCAATAAAATCTTATGTGTGTCTGACTTCAGAATTAACGGAAAAGGATATGTACGTTCAGGAAACTCTACTCCTGAGATGTCTCCAGTATCGGAAGACGGACAGATGTTTTCCGTGTCTATTATCTTGGAACCATTGGAAAATGAAATCTCTGGAGTTGGAGGAGTACCCGGAAAATCTTCCGCTATTAATCTTGTCGGATTTAATGTTGACAATCCTAGGAATGGTGAGATGCTTCAGTATGACGAAACGAAAGTTGCTTTTGTTAATACTAACAAAATAGAGGTATGATGAAAAAGAATATATCTAAAATATTATGGCATGGAAATGAGGTGGATGAGAAAGGGACACCTGTATATCCTCCTGCCGCACCTGTTGATCCGGCAGAAGATCGTTCTTTGGAAGGGTTAAATAGAGGTGAGATATATATACATGATGAAGATTCATCTCCGCGAATTGTAGTTCGAACAGATAAGGGAAACGTAAAGGAAATAGGAGGGGGGGCCTCGTTAAGTCAGGATATTAAGGTATCTTCTCCCCAGGTAGGGTATGTAAAGCCGGGAAAGATTCTTCAAAAGGGAATGTCTTACGAAGAAATATTTATTGCAATATTTAGTGGCGTCAATAGCGCTTCCTTGGTTTCCCGTCTCTCAACTCCTAACGACGTAGAGTATGGCACAAGCAAAGGGATGATAACTTATACCTCCAATAAAGGTAGTCAGGGAGCGATCGTAAAGGCGTATTATGACGGAGATGAAGAAAATGTTATGGAATTTTCTCCTGAATCCAATGGCATACAGACGGCAACCAGAATATTAGAAGGGCAATATGTAAAAAACGAAACATATACGGCTACGGTGGTATATTCTGCAAGTGAAGATGGGAAAACTCCGGAAGCAACCTTGACTGATAAGATCAGTGTAAATGTCCGCCGTAAATGGTTTGCCGGTATATGTTCTTCTGTTCCCACCACTTCTGCTGAAGTACGTGCATTAGGAACAAGTGGACTTTATAGCGGCCCAGGCACATATAAGTTCTCTGTAGATAAATGGAAAACGATTGCTGTGTGTATTCCAGCAGATGTGATCAAGGAATTGACATTGACAGCTTACCCGGGTAACTTCATAGAAGATACGGGTATTACTACCGGTCCGGTGGATATTTCCGTAGAAGGAGCCAATGGAAGTGCCGCTATTAGTTATAAGATGTGGGTTATTCAGACACCCGGATTGAATGACCCTGATACTTTCACTTTTAAAACTGCATAAGATTATGGTGAAGATAAACGGAAGTAGTTTTGCATTACAATATAAAAGAACAACGGGAAGACCTATTGATTCCACTGAAACCTTCAAGACATTGGAGGATGCGACATCGTATGCCCGTAATACGGACGCGGAAGAGTATTTCCCGTATGCCGGTCAGATTATTTCTGTCGAAATAGGCGAAGGCGTGTATAAACTGGTGAAGGATGATACTATATCTGAAGAAGACGGTAGAAAGCATTATCGATTATCTCCAATTATTACGGAAGAAGAATCCGGGAACAAATATCTTAGCAAGATAGAGGATGATGAAGCTAGAGGGTTGATAACTTTCCTTGCCGGTATTAATGTTAAGATCAAGGCTGTTATTCAGAAATTGATAGCCGAAGACGCAACTTTCTCAAAGGAAATATCATCAAAAGACTACGTGCAGAATCTCCTAGGCTGGCTGATTACTCCCGAAGGCCATATTGACGCAAAGTCCTTGCGGCTGCGTGATTTCTTGGAAGTACCGGAGTTGCGGTATAACCGTGTGTCTATTGTATCCGGTGAAGAATGGAATGCTCCCGGCGGTGGTATCATTGAATCAGTGGATGCAGCGAACAAGACCGTTCATTTAAAGCTGGAACCCGGGGAGGTATCACAAGTAGAGGTTGATGATATCTGTAAGGGAGTATTCAATAACGATACCGGTTTCCAAACTGCGTATTTTCGGATTACAGAAAAGATAGATAACTCTTCTTTTAAATACGTCCTCCGTAGTGGATATACTTTCAATCCTTGTAAGGCGATGCATTTTGTCGCATACGGTAATTTCACTAACGCTGAGCGCCAAAAGTCATGTTACTCTACACAGAATTACATTCGCTTCCTTAAGGGTGTTAATAACTGGGAAATAACGAAGGACATGATAGCCATGCAGTTAGGCGACTTATCTAACCTGAAGCTGTTTGGCATTGATATGTCCGGTCATAGCGCATATCTCAATAGAGTCTATATGACCGGAACTATCAGGCAGATATCCAGTGACGGTGTGACTGAGGCTCCCGTTCCGGTATTAAAGGGTAAATGGAAGTCTGGTACGTATTGGTACTACGATGAAGTGACTCATAACGGCAGTACATGGATTTGCATTGAATCTACGACTATGCAAGAGCCGTCAGATTCTTCTACCGACTGGCTGAAGTATACCTCTAAAGGGGAACAGGGAGCACAAGGACCAGCCGGTCCTGAAGGCCCTCAAGGGCCGCAGGGAGAACGTGGGCCACAGGGATTACAAGGCCTGCAAGGGCCAGCCGGACAGGACGGAATTCCCGGTAAAGACGGAGAAAACGGACTAACCTCATATTTTCATATAAAATATTCTCCCGTCCAGAATCCTACGGCTTCTCAAATGACAGAAACGCCAGATGTGTTCATCGGTACTTATGTAGACTTTACTAAGGAGGATAGTAATGATCCCTCCAAGTATACATGGGCCAGATTTGAAGGATTACAGGGTGCAACAGGTGAACAAGGGATTCCCGGTGTTAATGGCGAAGATGGAAAGACTTCATACTTGCATATTAAGTATTCAAATGACGGCCAAACGTTTACAGACAATAATGGGGAAACTTCAGGGGAATGGATTGGGCAGTATACCGACTTTGAGAAAAATGACAGTAATGTATTCTCTGATTACAAATGGTCTAAGATAAAGGGTGAGCAAGGGGAACAAGGTCCTCAAGGAGCTACTGGACCACAGGGAGAACGGGGTCCTACGGGTTCACAGGGTATTCCGGGTACTTCTTCATATTTTCATGTCAAGTACTCGGCAAACTCTAACGGTAATCCAATGACAGATACTCCCAATACCTATATCGGTACGGCTGTTACTACAAGCCCTACGGCCCCAACTTCATATGAATCATATACATGGGCCAGATTTAAGGGTGCACAAGGAGAAAGAGGCGAGCAGGGTATACCCGGTATAGATGGAGAGAACGGGCAAACCAGCTATCTCCATATTAAATATTCTGACGATGGTAGTAGCTTCACAGCTAACAACGGTGAGACTCCCGGTGTATACATGGGTGTATATGTAGATTTTGTACAGGCAGATAGCAATGTGTTTGCCGATTATACTTGGTCTAAAATCAAGGGTGAAGCAGGAAAGGACGGTAAAGGTGTACAGAGCGTTGATGTTCTTTATTATCTTTCCAGTTCTTCAACCTCCCTTTCCGGTGGTTCATGGTCTACGAACTCACCAACTTGGGTAGATGGGAAATACATTTGGAGTAAAACCAAAGTGGTCTATACAGACGGTTCGTCTATTGAAACCAATCCGGCTTGTATCACCGGAGGTAAAGGTAGTACTGGAGATAATGGTAGGGGAGTATCAAGCATTGTCGAAGAGTATTATCTATCTACTTCTTCTAATTCCTTGGTTGGTGGCTCTTGGAGTACAACACCTCCGACATGGGAAAATGGGAAATATATCTGGACTAGGTCAGTAATAACATATACAGATAGCGCATCAACGACAACCGAACCGATATGTGTTACGGGTGGTAAGGGGGCTACGGGAATTGGCGTTAAGAGTGTTTCCGAGCAATACTATTTGTCTACATCATATAGTACCACTACGGGTGGCTCATGGTCTACTACTGTTCCGGCATGGAAGGACGGTAAATATATCTGGACACGTTCCATTATAACTTATACAGACAATTCTTATACGGAAACTAACCCCGTATGTGTGACAGGCGGAAAGGGACCTAGCGGGAACGATGGCGTAGGGATAAGTTCTGTTGATGTCTTATACTACCTTTCTACTTCTTCCAGTTCCTTAGTTGGTGGTTCTTGGTCTAGCACTTCTCCCACGTGGCAAAACGGCAAATACTTATGGTCTAAGACCAAGGTCACTTATACGGATGATTCTACATGGGAAAGCGATCCGGTTTGTATTACTGGAAGCCAAGGACAAACAGGCCTACCCGGTGCAATGCTCCGCCCGCGTGGAGTATGGGCACCAAATACTGAGTATTATCATAATGATGCATTTATAGATACTGTAATCTATAACGGCCAGAACAAACTCTGTAAGATTACTCATACATCTACTTCTTCTTTCGATTCAACGAAGTGGGAAGAATTCAGTGAATTTGTGAACGTAGCTACCAACGTCCTTTTGGCTCAGAACGCAACTATTGATGTGCTCGGTACTTCGGGGATATTTGTGGGTAATCTGGAGAAGACAAAGGGTTGGTTAATGACTGAAGGCTCCATCAAGCATAATCAGACAGGTGTTGAGTTAACTGCTGACGGAAAAATATCTCTTCCTGAAAGTGGGGGAATGACCGTAGGCGGAAAGACTTTCATAGAAGCCGGGAAGATAAAGACGGAGTTTATTAACGTTGATACTCTTGAAGTGACAAAATTAAAAGGGGCAACGGGTACTTTCAAAGAATTACAAGCTATTGATAATGCAGGCAAGATACAAGGCAAGATTTCTTTTAATACAGAAGGCTCTGGAGATAATGTTTCCTCTTCGTTTAATATTGATTTTTCAAAAACTTGGATTTCTGGGGATTTATACCAACAAGGGTACAATTCTGAGGAAGGTCGCTCATGGAGATTTTACACATCTGACTTGTGGTGCAGAGGGGAGTTCGGGCATAGAGTAATGACTACAATTAAAGTTTTTGCCAATAATGATTGGAATTTTTATGTTCACATCTATGGTTATGGATCAGATAATAATGTAGATAGATATCCTCAATCGGGACAACCTATAGATTGCATTGTTATGGAAGGAAATGGAAATTATGTTTTGCGTATTTGCGATTCTGCAACATTCAAGAAAGTGACGGTTGTTAATAGCTCTGATTATCCTAAAAGAGTGGTATATAATCAGCCTAGTTCTCTAACTTATACTATTGAACCTTGGAAGTTCGTAACATTTGTGACAGCTGATATTGCTAAGACTTCCCCACCATATTACGTTAATAACCTGTTTATTAAATAATTGTAACAATGAAAATAGATTTTAGAAAAATTGAACTAGTGGATCTCGAAGGGAATAAGAGTACCATCGATGTATCTAAAACATTTGGAAATGCGATTTTTCAGACTACAGGTGATCTTGGAGAATTTAATCTTGCACAAGATATACACCGGGAAGGAGAAGTTGATATATCGCCTGAACAAGCGGAATCTCTAAAAAAGTATACACAGCTATTTACTCGTGTAATTGATCGAATGGCTGTCAACGAAGCTCTTTCAAAAGTAAATCAATAACTTAAAAAACAGATAAACCTATGATTTTACTAGTATTAATGTCATTCATCCTCATCGCCGGGTATGTCTTCGCGATGATAAAGAAGGGTAAAGAAATCCCTTATTCAATCAGTGATACCTACTACGCCCTGACGCATAAGTTCTGGTTTACTCTTTGCATGGTCGGTTCCGGTGCATTGCTTCTTCCGGCTGCATTGGAAGCCAGTTCCGAGAACAGCCAGTTTCTTGTATTCCTTTCTGTTGTCGGAATGGGAGTGTTGGGTGTGTCTCCCAACTTTAAAGGAAGCCAGAAGGTATCACATTGTATCGGTGCCGCCATGTCTTTAATCTTCTCCCAAATATGGGTAGGTTGTAATGCCTGGTATTGGCTTTTTCTATGGGTGGGATTTATTGCATATCTGGCTATTGCGATAAGTGAGAACTGGACGGGTAACTTCATTGCGACTCTTGTCAAAAGGAAACCTATGTTCTGGATAGAGGTAATTTCGTTGTTAACCGTTTATCTGACTTGTCTAATATGAAAGAAGCGATAATCCATACCACTACTGGCAGTTTCGCCGCAATAGCCGGAGCGTTTGTTGCCGAATCATTGCAAAATATGATTCCATGGCTGATTGTTACGTGTGCGGTAATTCTCTGTGATCTCCTGTTCGGAGTAAGGAAAAGCATGCTAATGGGTGATAAAGTAAGATTCTCTCGCGCAATTCGTGCGACCATGGGAAAAATGGTCACTTACTTTGCTTTCGTATGCATGGTCTGTATGATTAGCGTAGCGAGTCATAATGAATATCCTATTGATGTGTACTCCTGCTTATTGGTATGCTTTATAGAGGGATGCTCAATCGTTGGGAATATACTGAAGCCAAAGGGGATTAACATCAATCTTATCGGGGCTTTGGGTGTGTTTGGTAAGAAGGTGTTTAAGGTTGATAAGGAGGATGTGAAGGAAATTATAGAAAAGGAGGAAGTGGATGAATTGGGTAAATAGAATCGAGACATTAATCAGTAAATCTCTATCCAAGATAGGATTAGACGGCATGGCTCACATTATAGTGTGCCAGAACTTGATAATATGGCTATCAAAGTTTTTTGGAATTGTGCCACTATGGGAAGCAATCATTATAACCATAGCAATCTTCATCTTGAAGGAGATATACGATAAGTATTGTAAGAAAACAGAGTTCTCAATTAAAGACATCATCTGTGATTGCGTGGGTCTGGCGTTGGGAGTATTAACATTGATATTATAGGAGGAAAGAAATATGGCAGATGTAAAAGAATTGGCACCGTTCATCTTAAAATGGGAAGGTGGTTTCGTAAATGATCCTGATGATTTAGGAGGAGCTACCAATATGGGAGTAACAATCTCCACCTATGAGGCTTATTGCAAGAAAAAAGGCTATCCAAAACCAACAATAGAAAGGTTGAAGAATCTCTCTAAGGAGGAATGGACAGAGATCATGAAAACAATGTATTGGGACCGTTGGAAGGCTGACGAGATAAAATCTCAATCAGTTGCTAATATTCTCGTTGATTGGGTGTGGGCCTCTGGTATTCATGGTATCAAGATCCCGCAGGAATTGGTCGGCGTAATTCCTGACGGTATTGTCGGACCAAAAACCATTTCGGCAGTTAATTCTAAGAATCCACGCGAGTTATTTGATCGGATCAAGATTGCTCGTTTTGATTTTATAGAGGACATCTGCCGGAAACGTCCTGCAAACAACAAGTTCAAACGAGGGTGGTTGAATAGAATTAACGATATCAAATTTGAATCATAATAATAGGAGGAACAATCATGGCATTAACAGATATAACCTTTGCTAAAGACGAACGTAATTATATAAGTGATACTGTACAAGTAAATTCGGCAGAAATAGGATTGCAGATCACATTTGAAAAAGGAGGTAAGCTTTGGGTGTATATAAGCTATGACGGAGAAAATTTCTCTGTTGTAGAGAGCAGAAATTACGATAAGAAGTTCGCCCGTCCGATTGTCGGAATAATCCCCGGACAATACATCAAGATTGAATGTGAGACGCAGCCGGTCAAGGCTCAATATTTTGAATCAGAAGAGTAATGGGAGCGATAGGATTAAATCCGATTAGGCTTGATGCGATAGGGCTTGATCCTATCCGCTTCAATGCGATTAAGTTGGGAGTTCCGGGAGCTTCTTCCGTTACCGACCGTCCCTACATCTCTCCCGATGTATTGTCTTCCTTGGCAGGTGTATGGATAGCTGACGGCAAGAGCAATACTGATCCCGACCGCAATATCATCAAGAACAAACTTCCTGGCAGGGGAGGTGATTTTGAGATACTTAATGCTGCGTATGAGGGTATGTCAGGTTGTAATGGTTATCCAGTAGTGTTCGGTGATAATAAGACTTGGGAACATCTTTCAGGTACAGCAAATTATACTTCTGATACTACTAGTACTACGATTCATATAACTCATGTCAGACTTGCAAATAGAGGTCTGTTATATAGTTATGTGAAAGAAAATGGAGTGCTAACTAATATAAAAGGAATACCCGCTTTTAGAGTTACTGTTAAAGGTCTTGAAGGAAATAGTAAATTTGTTTACAAATATTTAGCTACGAAAGATGCAACAAGGGAAACATCAATATTTTTAAGTAATGGTACTCATAAATTAGCTAAATCGTTTGTTCCAACAGACGCATTATTAGATTCAACTACTAATGTTTGGATAGGAATGTTTATTAGTCCTATATCAGAGGAAGTTACAGAATTCGATTGTGATATAACTATTGAAGTTCTTCCAGAATATGAAGGCGCCTTTGTTACTGACGGAGTCAACGACATGATTGTCAGTCAGAATACTGCTGAAGAAATGGGTATTACTGATGAATTTACTGTAGTTAGTATGATTCATCAAATAACTTTGAGAGGTGCTACGGCTGCTGCATTAACTAATTATATTAGACAACCTATAGGATATGCTTATGTAAGAAATCATGTTGCCAATATTGGTAAGACCGGAATATATGGATATGCAGTATATGATGTTAATCATTCTAACGCTAACAATGGTCATGTAATAAATACTATATTAGGAGATAAAAACGATTATTCTATACATATAACCGGTAATTTATCGCAAGGAAAATTTAGTGTACAAGGATATATAAATGGTGATAATAACATAGTTGAATTAAGTAAAGTTGCCTGGTACTGGACTTTCATCGCCAAACGAGTATTGACCACTGACGAAATTAATCAAGTAATCGCCTACTTCAACTTGGACAAGTATGTTAAGCCTGATATTTACTACGATGTCAAGAAGCAAGGTCTTACTAACGATAATCATGCACAGTTTGGTGATAAACTGATTGATTATAGTGGTAATAGCCGAGACTTGCAGTTGTTCAATATTGGTTGGAATCCGGGAAGTGGGATTGGTAAATATGTTACTAATTTTGGTATTTGGTCAAAAGATGCCGAATCTAAAATAAGCTATAATAGTTATAGTTTTACCGTTAATGGTAGTTTAAAAAGAACTTGGTTAATGTGGTATGTAACTGAATTACCTAGTTTTAAGATAAAAGTATCTGGTATTAATTCTAATGGTTATGTAGACTATGGGTATTACGACAATGGTTCATTAAAAAACTTTCGATTAGATAAGGACGGAATACATACATTACCGCCCTCAGGAGCGAGTAGTAATGGTCACGGGTTTAAAGTTAATGACACTAGCTTAGATTGGACAGGATTAGTTATTGAGCAAATTCCCGACTTCGCAGGTGCTCTTTGCTTTGACGGAGTAGATGACTATGGTCAGTTTGTAGGTGACTTGGGATTGAAGGATTACACTGTGGTTATTGATAGAGCATATCCAATAGTAAGTACTCCTCAGTTTACAGCTACAAGTGATGCTGCTGGTGAAAATGCTAATACTCCCTTCTTAGTAGAACATAGAAGCGTTAACGCAAATGAATCTACCTATTCCTATCTAGCTAATACTGCTATATCTATCAATAAGGAAAGAGAGATTTGTTATCAGTCAACATATCAGTATAAAGATACAGTTATTAATAAAGGTTCTTCTACTAGTTTAGGCACAGGATTAACAATCGCTAGGTATGGTATCAATAACGGTTATTCCGCTTTAGCGCTGTATTCCTTTATGCTTTTTCATTACTCTATGAGTAAATTCTTAATCGAGCGCCAGCTAAAGAAGCACAAACTAGGCACTCTGTATCCGGGCATGGTGGAGTTTAGACCAATAGTGAAGAGCAACATCCCTTATTCGTCGATATCCTACTCGGTTAATCCGGGGGAATACGTTGCTGAGGGTAGTACGGTCACTATCACCATAACATTGTCAAATTCCTCTGATAAGCTGGTCGGTATATCATCTAACGCCATTAGCGACATATCCATATCTGGAGACAACGGTATCTATGAAGTAACCGGAAAGATCACCAAGTCTCCACAGAAGATCAACATAGTTATCTCCAGCTACTTGACAATGTTAGACAACGAGACTTTAATTTCAAATGAAACATTAATTAAAAACGAATAAGTTATGGAAAAGATATTTGACATAGCAAAGGACTCCGAACAAAAGTGGGGAGTCATTGCGCAAGGGATAGATGGGAACTTTGAGGAAATATTTTCAAAGGTAGATAAAATTACTGGTATTGAAGCCCAAGCAATCGACTTGAATTTGTATGATTATCGGAGTGGATTAATTACAAGTAGTGATTTAGTTTTCAGAACTAATGGAAATTATGGATTGACAAAGCACAAGGTTATCCCTGTTGTGGCAGGAAGAAATCTGATGATTACACCGATAGATACGGCTCATGGAGCCTCCGTGTTGCCTGTAAAAGATTGCGATTTCGTATCCGGTTCAATTGTTAATGCTTGTGACGGATATACAAGCATTGAGACTCACTACTTTCCATTTGAGATAGTATTACCTTCTGATTGTAATTACCTATATGTCTATTGCGCTAATTCATCTGGAGTAAGCTATGAACCTACCAATATTGAATACAAATCAGAATTTGGATTAATAAATGGCAAGGTTGATAAACAGCAAGGAATAAACAACGCAGGGAAATTTCTCAGAGTTGGACTAGATGGGCTTGTGACTCTTGACGAAGATATTCAATCCGAAGATATTAAAACTTGCATTCGTAGAAAAGTAAGTAAAAAATTATATCTTGGCGATAACCTTATCAGTTCAATTGTTGGCAATGGAGATAACTGGCAATACACAGAAGGGGTTTATACGCATGCTATAGGCAATACAGATACTCTTATTTTTGATCATGCTACTATTGAGGGTGAAAAATATGTAGCAATATTCAATTATTCTAAAGTCGGCACATACGAAAAGGATGTTTGTGTTAGTATCGGTGAGGGGGGATTATGTGATATCTATAATGGAACGTTAGGTAAATTCTATGTTGGTATGATATCGGACGGTGGTAGTCTTAAAATTACCGCATCATCAGCATATGATGGAAGTGTGTATGGAGTGGAACTTCGTAAAATTGTTTCTGAGGATGAGGCATCAATAGAGGTAGAACTTGATTCTGATAGTAATAAGCACTACGAAAATGTTGAAGGAGGCACAATGACAGATAACATTACAGGCTGGTGGAACATTGCAATAGGTGCAACCGATGCCCTTGCAAAGAACCAGAATGGATCCCGCAACATTGCAATAGGTCAGAGATCGTTAAGTTCCTTAAAATATGGAGCAAGGAATATCGGTATAGGAACATTCCCCCTAACGCGCCTAATTGAGGGAGATAGAAATATAGCAATAGGTTCTGATGCGGCGTGGTATATACCAAAAGGAGAGGATAATGTAGCAATAGGTAAGGCTGCATTGGGAGAGGTTAGAGGGCAAGGAGAACGCAATGTCGCAATTGGGACAAATGCGTTAGGGCAGACAAATAGCAATGATTTCGTCGATAACGTAGCTATAGGGCATAGAACATTAAGTGGTGGTTCTGCACATTTTGCTAAATCAAAATGTGTTGCTGTCGGGGCATCTGCAGGTGTGCGTAATAACACTAAATGTGTCGCTGTCGGGGCTAATGCTGCATTGTATATAGAAGGTGAAGGAAATGTTGCTATAGGAATGGATGCAATGAACAATTATGATGTCGACGGTAAGAATAATATCTGTATAGGACATTTAGCTAAACTGCATTCTAAGAGCACTCCGGCAGTGATAGAAAATTCTATTGCCATAGGGTACAATGTTAAAACATCCGATAGTAATCAGATCATAATAGGTTCATCTTCTCATACAGTAGTTGAGATAGCAGGTAAGAGAATTATCTTCAACGAGGATGGGAGTGTTACTTGGGAGCAAGTATAATTAGTCTGATAGTAATTCAATAGTAAAGTTTATGAAATACACTGTATTCCCAACAATTGACTTGCAAGAGGTCCCTCAGGATGAGATAAACAAGCGTAACCTTGTTCCTCGCAAGAGTGTAAATGAGAGTGAAACCTTGATGAAATGCCAGCACTATGCTGCGTTATTTCCTCATAAGATGATTAGGACTATTGCTGATGACGGAACGGAAGAGTTGTCTTTCCCTTATCCTACCTATGAGGGCGAGGATTTAAATGTATTGTTGTCTAGTCCGGCTTGGACGAGCAAGGAGATCCTATGAAGTCCCTCCCTTGGATATTAGTCTGCCTGCTTATAGGTGTTCTCGTGTGGATGCGTTGTAATCCGCACGAGCCGTCATCGGTTTATATTAAGGGAGATACCGTACATATCCGGGACACAGTAAGAGACACAATCCCTAAGCCGGTAAAAGAAAATATGAAACGTACCGATACGGTATATCTACCTATTCTGATAGATACAACGACTGACAGAATCGTAGAAGGAGATTCTATTCCGGCACTGATACCGATAACAAGCAAGGAGTATAAGACCGATGATTACCGGGCGGTAGTCAGTGGATATAATCCCAGCCTTGATTTTATGGAGGTGTACAGAGACAAGGAAATTATTACTCTTTCACCTTTACAGAAGAAGAAACGCTGGGGATTGGGCTTGCAGGCAGGATATAGTTATCCGGGAGGTTGGTACTTCGGTGCCGGAGTTAGTTATAACTTGTTTATGTGGTAAATTACCGGAACTACTATCTTCACAGACCGTTTCCGGTATGAAAAGTTTAAGTTTTACTTACATAACAATTTCCAATGGAAAAATGTTTTAAAAGAAAGGAGGCTAAAATGATACATTAATTAATACTAAGCACTAAGTTTATCCGGTAAGTAGAAGGCCGGTTATCATAACAAATGTAGCTCTTTTGGGGGTAGAGTAAAAAGAACCCCCGACACATTAAAGTTGACGCCAATCAATACTTTAATACACCAAAGCATACATCGGTTGTGTCAGGGGGTATAATATCCTTAACATTCCGAAGTATGCTTTTGTTCTTTTGGTGTATGTACTGATTGGCAAGGGCAAAAGTACAACAAAAAAATTAATTACCATGTGTAAGTCAGAGATTTTTGCCGAAATATTGAACCTTGTAGGAAAAGAAACTGAAGTTTCCACAGAATTAATCCTTTCATCAAGTAAAGTGACTGAAGTTGTTGATGCCCGCTCCATTGTAGTGTTCTTCCTTACTGAATTCGGTCTGTACCCTGAACAGATCGCCACTTTGCTTCACAAAACATCAGCCAGTGTACGTTACCTGATATCTACTTTTGAGAGTCGAAAAACAACAAATAAAATGATTGCAATATATTTGCAAAATATTCGTAAATCGCTTGAAAATGAGCTCTGATTTACGCAGTTTCTATTATATACTTTTGTGATGCGGTTGATATTGACCGTAATAAAAAAGTATAAATCTCTATGGAAAGAACGTATGTTTTTAACCAAGACGGTGGAGCGGCTTCAGGCAACGGTCTGCTTGCTTCTATTCTTCCGTCTTTGCAAAACAGAGGAATTGATACCGGATACTTGATGGGGCTGCTTGGAGGCGGCAATGGTAACGGTGGTTTCTTTGGTAACAATGGTGGTTTTCAAGACATCATTGCGCTTATTGTGATTGCGGCTATTTTTGGAAATGGCAATTTCGGCTTTGGCGGAAATAACAATCAAGGAGCGAACGAAGGAAGAGAGATGATCATGCAGACACTTAACCGAAACGGTGTCGATATTGCATCACTGGCACAAGCCGTGAACACTTCTTCCGATCAAATCCTTGCCGGTATTAACTCTGTATCCCAGGCAATCTGTGGTCTTGGCAACCAAATGGGACAGAATACCAACAGTATCCTTACCGCAATTATGCAGGGTAACAACGCTCTGACATCTCAAATCTGTAGCTGTTGCTGCGATATGAAACAGCTTGTAACCACACAAGGATATGAGAGTCAGCTTGCAATGTGCAACCAGACCAATACATTGGTTAATACTGCAAACCAAAACGCATTGTCATTACGTGACGGTGCTACTGCCAACACGAATGCTATCCTTGCCAAACTTGATGCAATTCAGAATCAGGCATTACAGGATAAGATTGCATCTCTTACTGCGGAAAAGGCAACTCTTACGGCTGAAATCTCCCAACGTAATCAGAATGCTACAATCCTGAATGCGGTAGGTCAACAGATTGCTCCCCTTGCAGCAGGATTGCAAGCATTGCAAAGCGATGTTGATGGAATCAAATGCAAGTTACCTAACACAGTTCCAGTTCAATACCCTAACATTGTTGGTGTAAACATGGATACTTACCGTGCGGCTGCTTTCGGTGCTTATGTTGGTGACTCAGCATACGGACGTAGCGGATGCGGTTGTAATAACTACTGGGGTTGATTCTGGTAAGAAAGGAGGTAATTATGTGGCCTAACTTTTTTACAGGATTTCCGTTCTCGTTTCCGTCAATAGGAAGAGCGAATTTCAATACTCTTCCTACGGTGGCTGTAACTGTCGGTACTGAAAATGTGACTTTGGAGCTTCCTAACCATGCGTTCCGCAACAGGGACTATGTCGGAGGGTTCTATGTCAATCTTCGTCAGGCGATCCCTGCTGGTACGACTGCAACACTCCCGATACTGATAGGGACTAACGGGGACACAAGACCGTTGATGGCTTATAACAATGAGCCTGTAACTGTTGCAAACTTGGCTGGAACCGGCATCTATGAGATTCATTACAACAAGTACACCAACGAATTGTATCTTGTTAATGGCGGATACAGACCGACAACGGTTCCGGCTCCTACAGTAGAAACCGCTTCTTTACGGAGCAAGTAATAATTAACATGGAGTTTTGTGGTATTTTCCAAAATGGAAATAGCCACACTCCTTTAAAATTAAACAATCATGTTTCAGAACTTACGAGTAAACAGTACGTTATATCTTCTTCACAGAGGTGCAAATCCAAGTTTGGAATGTGGGCAGGTCGTTAATGTAAGCCCTATAAAAACTATATATAAGACTGTTCCCAACATGCCTTATCCACAGCCTGTCCAGGTTATTGATTTTGTCGTGAATATAAACGGACAGAATGTCAATTTGCAAGAGATACCGGCTAATGCCAATATTGCTGATGATGTTAAAACAGGAATGCTGATTACAGGGTCAAGAGACGAGATGAATACCGAGGTCCTTACTATGAAACAGAAGAGTGAGGATGTTCTAAAAAGCGTGGAATATCATCAGAACTTTCTTGGGGTATGTGACCAGATGCTTGCCATGCTTAACCCTGAATTTGCAGCCAAGCAACAGCAGGAGCAGGAAATATCCGCATTGAAAGGGCAAATGTCCAATATGGATAAGAACATGCAGGAGATGAGCAGAAATATGGCTGACCTCATTGTACAGAATCAGAAGTTAATGGAACAGCTCGGAGTAATTGAAACATCCAAAACAAAGAAATAATTATGGGAATGTGGACGATAAGAGAAGAACACGATGGATATGATCGTGATTTCGGAATGAGAGGAAGAAACGAGGTTGAAGAAGCCTATCGTGAAGGTTGCCGTCATGGTTATGAAAAGGCCATGAGTGAAATGCGTGGCGGTGGAATGGGATTCCGTGAGAATGGACGTTACGATAGTGACGGTATGAACGAACGTCGTATGCCAGGCTATTTCCCGGAATCCCCTATATACGGAGATATGGGAGAGCGCAGACGCAGACGCTCAAACGGTGAGTTCTATTAATCGTATGAGGGGAGAAATCCCCTCTTATCCTAAAAAGCAATTAATTATGGGACAAAGACTAGATACGTATGACAAGATGCCTCCGGCAATGAAAAATTATCTGTCGTTATACGGTTGGCACTTCTCTAAGAAGATGTGTGAATGGGCTGTTTCTAAAATGGAAGTTGAGAACAAGGCTACCAAGCAGAAGGAAAAACTCGTTTCGATCAAAAAGGAGGAAGTAGAAGAGCTTCTGAAAAAGTACGGAATTAAACTGGAGAAAGATGCTGGGTATGATTGCGTATATGTAGCTAATATGGCGAAAGCTGATTATTATAAGAGTTCCATTATAGATGAATCCCATTTGGCATTATTCTTGAAGGATTACATAGATGATCCTGACGGGTATGACGGTCTTCCTTTTACCCGTTTCTATGCGGATTGTATCGGAAGTGGCACACCTATAATGTGGGATGATATGCTCTGATTATGATAGTTCAAGATTTCTACATACCGAAATATGATTGGATAGTTAAGGTGTACTATGCCGTAACGACTTACTGGACCAGTGATATTCTATGCGCACTTCACCGTATCGGTTGTAGAGGAGAGGATTTCAAACAGGCATACAGAAACCTCTCTTCCGGGGTTCTCAATACCGGTCTTACTTATTCGAACTTTGAGGACCGTGAGACTGTGATGGTAATTGCTCTCACTTCTTCCCCGGGAGAGTTTCAAAACTCATGGGACCACGAAAAAGGGCACTTGTGCCGGCATATCTCACAGGTATTCAATATTGATCCTTACGGGGAGGAAGCCCAATATCTTTCCGGTGAGGTAGGTCAGAAGATGTTTCCAATAGCGAAGAACTTCTTGTGTGAACATTGCAGGAAGAACTTATGCCGAAGATATTAAGGGGCATTTTGTCAGAAATACAGGCGAAAATGAGAGAAAAAGACTACATAGATGATTTGATTTCACAAGCAGACGACCGATACCACTCGGATTTCTGCCGGCTTCTGCTAGTAATGCTATGGAACGCCTAGAAAAGTGGCTATACTGGCTTATTCCTCTTGCTATTATTGCAAGGGTTATATCTTTGTGTTTGTCCCTGGCTATGTAGTCGGGGATTCTTATATATATTTATAAAAGAATATAAGTATAAATAGAGTAAGAAAAAGAACTTTTTTATCTTTTTTCTGTTATAAATTGGAATATTGGTATTATATTTGCAACCAAAATTCGGTTTTATATGAAATTTAAGTTTAAAATAACGAATGATACCACTATTGAGGATGCGGAAAAAGAACTAGAAAATCTTTATAGTGCGCCTGTGGTGGATCTGCCTTTTAATCATGTGGTTAAGATTGCGGAATTTCTTGGATCAAAATTACAAGATAGCCCACGTGGTTCTATGGAAAGATTTTATCACCCTTTAGCCCCAACACCTGGCAAATATTTTGGAGTACACGTTGTCCATAAAGGTGGCAATGAAGTCCTAATAAAGAGGACTAATTTTAAACAGTATCTTTATCCAGTGTTAATTGAAATAATAAGGATAAAGAAAAAGCAATAACTCACTAACCCAATACAATTATGTCACGAAAAGATTTACAGTACTACAAATCATTGGAGTACAATGTTATTATTAAAAAAGAAGAACTTGATGGCGAAAAGTGGTATGTTGCATACTGCAATGAGCTTGGTTTAAATGCTTGTCATGGGATAGGAGAAGATAAAGTATCTGCTTTAAATAGTTTTATTGAAGAAAAAGATGCTTTTATAGAAATGTTGTATGAAAAAGGAGAGCCTATCCCTGAAGTTGTAAATGAGGAGCAAAATTCAAGTGGTACATTTTCAGTTAGAACATCCTCATGGGTTCATTCTTCGTTGATACAACAAGCTAAAATGAATGGTGTTTCCCTCAATTCTTATGTTAATCAATTATTAGCATACGGAATTGGACAACATGATGTTTCATTGAAATGTGAAAGAAAAATAGATGAGATTGATGAAAAGATTACTGCCCAAAATGATATGATTTTAAGGAACCTTAATTCAATTAATTACAAAACAAATACCTTGTTTTGTAATGCTACTCAATCTCGTTTTTATGAACATACCGAATTTAAATCAGTTATATAAATATGAAAAATAAAATTACCCCAGAAGAATATTCTTCAATATTAACTTCCATAAAATTAGATAATATATTTCTTTCGGATGGAAATGTTAAGGTGTTTGAGTGTGTATCAGAAGGAGGCTCTATCAATTTAAATTTTAAAGATAAATACTCGTTTTCTGAATCTGAAAGTAATGCTTGTTTTATAGCTTCCTTTAAGCTTGAAGGTATAATTGGCGAGCAAGAAAATGCGGAGAAACTATTTACTATATCTGGAGAGTTTAAAGTCAGATATAGTAAATTAAAAGAGGTCACAATAACAAAAGATTTCTTTGATGTTTTTAAAGAGATAAGTTTATCAGTATTTATCTGGCCTTATTTTAGAGAGTATATTCAAAATATGATTGTCCGCACAGGACTCCCTTCTTTTACTCTCCCAGCCAAAATATATGGCGTACATGATCCTCAATAAAAGGAATCTCTTGTACTTTGAGGATTATATGTTTGGTGAATAGCTCCTTCCATTTATAACTGCCTCTTTAAAATGGAATCCTCCCGGTGTATTAGATATGCCGGGATTTTTTATACCTTTGCCGAAAACAAAGTTATTATGGCGGAGGAAAATAAATACAACCACGACTCGGTGAATGAGTTACTGACATGGGCTAAGGATGTTCTTGACAGCAAGAAATATCCTTCCGGAGAGTTCCAATTGGATAAATGTGCGAAGATTCTCGACTGCGGGAAGTTTCTGGATTCAATGATTTCGGTTATCTCTAGGAACTGGGAGAATCCTACTTTTCATCCTAGTATAGATCAGTTGAGATTGTTTAAGGAGAAGATAGGAAAAGCAGCCGAATGAGCTGCCTTTTTTGATTATATCCGACTTTGTTTCTATTCTATAAAATATTTCTTATATTTACCTGAATAAAAAGAGGAAAGTTTCTAATTTGGATAAAGTTGCTCTATTGTTGCTCTTTTTGTTGTAATGTGTTGTTGTAAGTATTTGTTGTACATATTATTATATTGTTTTATTGGTTAGCTTCCCAAGCTAAGGGTCACGAGTTCGAGTCTCGCTTACCGCTCACGATAAAAGTCAGATAGTTATTTTTTAGCTATCTGGCTTTCTTTTTGTGACTGAAAGATAACAATGGGCAAAGTCTCTTTCTACTATGAAAATAATGCATGAAGAATAGGGCAGTTCATGCATTTTTCGTATTTTTGCACCCTGTTTTGACACTTATGAGTACTTTAAATAAAAAAATATAATGGCAAAAGAACTGA